TGCCGCCAGTCGGCGGACGGATTCATGGGTACAAAGGCGAAGTGATGATGGATCCCACCGGGGCGCTTCCGGGTACGCCTGTCCTGGTGGCCAACGTCAACAAATTCACGATCGACATGCCGCGCGATCTGGTCGAGGTGACCGCCTTCCAAGATACCAACAAGCAATACGTGCAAGGCCTCCAGGATTACAAAGGCACCCTCAATTTCTACTGGGATGCGGCTAACCTGGCCTTGATCAACGCCGCGCTCGGGACCGTCGCGGTCACGCTCAAACTGGTGCCGCAATCGAGCGACGCCACCGTGTATTTCTCCGGGAAAGCGTGGCTGTCGGCCTCGATCGACGTCGACGCCAAGGCGGCCGTCACGGGGACCGGCACGTGGGCCGCGGCCGGGGCGTGGACGTTGACGGCGACCTAAGCGCGTGATCCTGCGCGGGGTCACCGCGCGGATCGAGTGGTGCGACACCCTCGCCGCCGCGGTTGACGGGTACACGGTCATCAAGACGCGTGACGATCCGGTCTTCCGGCTCACCGCGACGCTGGGGGCGATTGATGCCTTCCGGCTGGCGCAGCGGCCGCTGCGGTTCGTCGCCGGCCGGGTGGCCTGGCCGATCGAACGGTTCGACATCATCAATGGCAGTTTCACGGCGACCCTGGGCCATCCCGACGAGGCGTTATGAGATCCCGATTCGTGCGACCCGAAACCCGGCGGCTGGAACTCAGTGACGGCGACTGGATCACCGTCAAGGCGCGGCTGACCGCCGGCGAACAGCGCGACCTGTTCGCCCGGACCTATCGCGTCTATGAGAAAGGTGATGGGAGCGTCGAGCAGATTGTCGATTTCGGCAAAGTCGGGATCGTGCGCCTCGCGACCTATCTGGTGGACTGGAGTTTTCCGGAGTTTCCGATTCGGAACGTGCCGATCGATGCCGTCGAAGCGGCGATCCGCAATCTCGAGACCGCCGATTTCGCCGAGTTGCTGACGGCGCTTGATGCGCACGAAGCGCGCGAGGCCGAGGCCTTCGCGGCGTTAAAAAAAACGACCGCTGGCGTGCCGGCGTCGCCGCCGATCTGGCCATCGCCCGACAGTGTCACTGGCGCTATGAGTGGGTCCGGGATCTTGATCCCGATGTCTACGGGATCTTGATCGAGGAATTGAGGCGGGAGATCGAGGCAGGTGAAAGCCACCTTTGAAGCGGACTTCTCGAACTTCCGGCGCGAAGCCGAGAGTGCCGTGACGAGCTTGAAGGCCATCGAGGCGGAATCGGCCCAGGTCAATAGTGTGCTCGGCAGCATGGTGGGCCTCGCCGGGCAATTCGCGGTCGGATTGTTCGGCACGTTCGGAGTTGAGCAAGTACTCAGCTTCACCAAAGCCTTGATCAGCCAAGCCGATGCCCTGCAGAAATCCGCCGATATGACCGGCTTGAACGTCGAGGCGTTACAGCGGTTGCAGTATGTCGGCGATGAAACCAGCGTCTCGATCAACGACATGACCCGCGCGATCGACCAGATGGAAAAGCGGCTCGCCTCGGGCAATAACTCGGTCCTGGACGGCCTGAAACGAATGCATCTCACGCTGGATGATCTCCGCGGACTCTCGCCGGAACAGCAGTTCTATGCCGTCGCCGAGGCGATGCACCACACCACGAGCCAGAATGATCAGATGACCGCGGCGATGGAACTTTTCGGCTCGACCGGGGCGCGGGTGTTGCCGGCCATCAAACATGGATTCGATGACGTCAAGGCGAGCAGCATCGGCATGTCGCAGGATACCGTGTCGGCCCTCGATCAGGTCGGCGATGCGCTCAGTCATCTGGCCCGCGGCGCGGAATCGTACGCCGCGACTGGCCTCGCGAAGTTTTTCAATGCCTTTACGTTCGGCGCACTCTCCGCACAGACAGCCGTCGAGGCGCTGGCGACGGCGACTGCGAACGCGTTCGCGAAAGCCCCCCCGCTGCCGACCATGCCAGGAGCGACTGGGGCCGCGCCGACGATCAGTGTCGGTGAGGCACGCACCGCCGAGCGGGAACTGGAGAAGGAGCGCCTCGAGGCGAACCGCGAACTGCAGAAGCAACTGCAGATCAACCGGCACGAAATGGAAGAGTACGCGCGTGAGGAATGGGCCGCGTTTCAAATCGGCCAGAAGTTGATCGCCGATGGCAACAAGTTGCTCGATGAGCAGAACGCGAAGATGGCGAAGCGGCTCGAGATGCAGACCGCCTTTGTGGCCTCGCTGATCCTGGAAAGTCAGCAGGCGAAAGAGATCAACACCGAACGGAATCTGGGGCCGGCGATTCCGGATCGGGCGGCCGAGGCGGCGCGCCAACGCGATCTCGAGCTGTCGCGGATTGAATCGGCGCGCGAACGGGCACCGGCCTTCGATTTCGGGCCGATGATTCAAAAGATCTGGCAGGACTTCGACGCGGCGATTCTGCAGCGTGCCAAAGGCGGCACCGGGGCAGTGCCGGTCGGAACGACCATTCAAAGTCAGAATATCAACGTGAATGGTGTGCTGGATCCGCGGACGATCAACGAGCTCGCGGCAGCCGTGGGCGCGGCGATGATGCGGCAGACCGGCCGGCAATATCCGTCTGCGTAGGAGCTGACACGATGGGCACGGCACAAGCCTCCGACTATCTCGAGAATCTGATCATCGATCACCTATTCCGGACCCGCACCTTCACGAAGCCGGCGGCGCTGTGGCTGGCGCTGTTCACCAGCGCGCCGAGTGATTCGGGCGGCGGGCTCGAGGTCACCGGCGGCAGTTATGCGCGGGTGAACCTGGCGCCGCTCGACACCAACTGGAACGCGACGCAGGGCGGGACCTCCGGCAACTCGAGCGGCACCAGCGGCCAGACCGCCAATGCGCTCGCGATCATCTTTCCGGCGCCGACGGCGAACTGGGGCACGGTCTCGCATTTCGGCATCTTCGATGCCTCGGTGGGCGGCAACCTGCTGATCTGGGATGCGCTGACCGCGGCACGCACGATTCTCAGCGGCGACCCGCAGCCGTCGTTTCCGATCGGGTCGCTGCAGATCACGGTCAGCTGATGCCGCCGACGTTCGACGCGCACAAGAATTTCGCCGTGTCGACGGTCGCGACCGCGCCGTCGCCGCCGACCACCGGCACGACGGTCACGCTGCAGAGCGGGGACGGGGCGGCCTTCCCGACCGCGCCGTTCAACGCGACGATCAGTCCCATCGGCGCACTGCCGACGCGCAGCACCAGTGAAATCGTCCGGGTCACCGCGATCGGCGGCGACACGCTGACGATCACCCGCGCGCAGGAAGGCTCGACGGCGCGATCGGTCGGCGTCGGGGATCTCATCGCCGCGACGGTCACCGCGAAACTCCTGACCGATCTCGAGACGACCTTCAGCACCGTCGCCTATGCGAATGCCGTCAATACCTGGACGGTCGGCGCCGGCGCGATCAATCGCCAATCGTTCGAAGGCACGTTGACGCAACTGACGTTCAAGGATCTCGGCCAGGCGGCCGGATCGCGTGTCTTCGATGTGCTCAATTACAACCAGAGTCTCTTCGTCCGGGCGCTGAGTGATGATTTCTCGACGGTCGGCGCGACGGTGCTGCAACTGACCCGCGCGGGTGATGCGCTCATCGGCCGCGATGTCTATGAGAAAGGCCGCACCACGCCAATCGGCCACTGGCAGAGTGTCGGGTACAACGGCGCGAATTTCACGGCGGCACCCTCCGGGAGCTGGACCGTCGATGCCGGCGATCAGAGCATCGTGCAATACACGCTCGTCGGCAAGACCTTGATCGTGATCCTCGTCCTGGTCAACACCTCCATCAGTGGCAGTCCCGTCAGTCTGGCGATGGTCGTGCCGGGCGGGTTCACGGCCGCGGTCAATGCCTATCAGCCAGTCCATTATTCGCTCGATACCGCGGCGACCTGGGCGGTCGGCAGTTGCGTGTGTAACGCAAATCAGCTGTTGTTCCGGCGGGATCCGACCGGCGCTACCGCGTGGCCGGCGACGGCGACGAATCAGGTCTACCTCTTCGCCACGGTGAGTGTGCCGATCAGTTGAAGGAGTGTCGATGGCTGTGGATCAATCAACCGCGCAGATGGCCTTGACGCGGGATACCGCGGCGGGCGGGTTCATGGAACGCGTGACGACGCTGCTGGCGCTCGTTGGCGGCAGTGTGCTCAGTGAGAGCGGCACGACGCCGTATCATGTGGGCCGCGCCTTCTATGCGCAGAAAGTGATCGGCAATCCGCCCCAGGCGGCGACGCAGGCCGGGCCGATCCTCGTGATGGGGATCAATATCACGAGCAAGACGACCTACAACGAAACGACGAAGACCGCGACCTGCACCGCCAGCGATACGGAAATCCAGTCGCAAATTCAGACGATGTGGAACGCGTGCGCCGGCCTCGACACGCCGAGCGCGTAAGCTGATCGATGTTCGGCGGGCTGGTCCTCGGATCGTACCTGTTTGGCCAGATCACCGGCGTGGTGTTCACGCCGCTGGCGGGGCAGGCCACGATCCCGGTGGCCTGTACCGCGCCGCTGCAGGCGGCCGCGCCGCTCGCCGCTGCGGCGACGGTGGCGATCGCGACCGCGGGCACCGTCCAGTCGCAGGGGCCGCTGTTCGCCGACACGACCCTGGCGCTGAGCGTCACGGCGCGCCTCGCGCCAGTCACCCAGCCGCTGGCCGCCACCCTCACGATCCCGATCGGCGTCATCCCGGATCTCACGGTCCACGGGCCGTTGGTGGCGGCGGCGACGGTGACGCTGTCGAGCGGTGCCGCCTTGCAGGCGGCGAGTGTCTTCGCGGGGACGAGTGCCGTCACCCTCGCGGCCACGGTCCGCCTCAGTACCCTGCCCGCGACGTTCGCGAGTCATGCGGCCTTCACCATCAACACGACCGGGAATGTCCTGCTGGTCGGCCTGAGCGCCACCAATGTCCTCATCACCTTCAACGGCGTCGTGTCGACGCCGTCGGTGCGGGTGAACTCGATCAGCATCACCGACATCCTGAACGAGGCGCCGAACAGCTGCACGTTCCTGGTCGATGATCCGCCGCCGCCCAGCGTCGGCACCGACGTCAAGATCGGGCTGCAGAATCTCGCGGCGTCCAACCTGCTGTTTGCCGGCACGGTGAAAGCGGTCGATCAGTACTACGAACCGGTGACCAGCCATCCGGTGTGGTCGGTGCGCTGCGACGATTACACGTATCTGATCAACCGGCGCCAGGTCATCGGGACCTGGCGGACTCTCTCGGCGACGCAGATCGCACTCGACATCCTGGCGCGGTTCACGTCCGGGTTCTCGGGTGCCGGAATCGCGAGCGGGTTACCGACGATCGACACGATCACCTTTGACGGCGTCACCGTGATGGACGCGTTGACCCAGATCGCGAACAGCATCGGCGGCTATGCCGGCGGGCCGGACTACACCAAGACCGTCTGGCTATTCATCACCGATCCGCGGCCGAATCCGACCGATCTGACGCCGGGCACCGCAACGCTGATGCTGACGCCACCCGTCCGTCGCACCGCCGATGTGACGCAGACGCGGACGCGGATCTGGGTCCACGGGGCGTCGACCGCGGTCAGTGGGCCGGCGGATTTCACGATTGGCGCCGGCAGCGCGCAGATTCCGCTCGAGGCGTCGACGCTGTTCACGCCGGGCCAGGCCGGGAATGTCCTCACCGAGGATGCGCAGGTCTTAACCTATAGCGATATCGCGCCGGGCGGGGTCGCCACGGTGGTGCGCGGGAATGTCCCGGCGCCCCTCGCGGCGCCGATCACGGCGCTGGCGGCGGGCGTCGCCGGCGGGCTGGTCGGCACGGGCTATCAGTGGAAAGTCGCCTTCGCCAACAGCGCCGGCGAAACCGAGGTCGGCCCGGCGAGCAGTCCGCCGCTGACCGCGCCGACGTTTCCGACCCCGGCGGCCTCGTTCGGCATCGGTCCCGTGTTCAATACCGTCGGGCCGCTGGTCGGCGCCTATGACTACGCGGTGACCTTCGTGACCTCGCTCGGTGAGACCCTGCCGAGCACGCGCGTGTCGCGCACCGCGGCGGCCGTCCCGGCGGCGGGCACCAATTTCGGCGTCACCGAGTCGACCCTGAGCGGACATCTGGCGATCGGCCAGACCTATCGGTACGTCGCGACGCTGATCACCATCACCGGCGAAACGGCGCCCTCGGCGGCGATCGCCTATACGCCGAGTGCGCTGGCGCCGCCGGGCCTGTCAGGCGTGTCGCAGGATGCCTTCGGCGGGATCACGCCGAACAGCCAGTACACCTATGGCGTCACCAACGTCACCGCGCTGGGTGAATCGGCGCCGCCGCCGACGATGACGATCACCTCGTCGTATGTGAACAGTCCGAGCGCGCCAACCTTCATCAACTTTGACACGGCCGGGCGGATTGGCCCGGGCAGCTATGTGTATGCCGCGTCGTGGTACTCGGACGCGTTCGGCGAAACCCCGCTCGGCCCGAGCTCGGTGGTGCTGACCGGGCCGGCGACCGGGACGCCGACCGTGCGGTTTCTGATCGGGGTGCCGGGCCTCGGGAGCAACGCCGACGGGATTCGAATCTATCGCGGGCTGACGGGCGGGAACCCGTGGCAGCTGAATGCCGATTTTCGCCGTGGCAATGTCCCGGCGAACTACTGGGATCCGCTCAGTCAGGGCGAATGCGGCAACCCGTGGCCGATTCACCCGAACCGGAATCCCGGCGTGCGGCTGAGTTTTACGGTGTTTCCCTCGAGTGCGCCCGGCGTTCTCGCGCGGCGGATCTATCGCAGCCAGGCGAACCGTACCGACTTACAGCTGCTGGCGGAACTGCAGCACAACCAGAACTGGCTCTACACCGATGTCGCCTTCGACAGTGAGGTGAGTGCCACGC